CCTTTTGTCTTTGTATAGCGTGAGATATTTCCAGACTCGTCTTCTGAAAGAATAACCAGTGGTTGACCCTTGGAGTCTTTTACTGGCTCAAAATTTGCTTCAGCATTGGCAATCATTTGCGCCAAGTTTTTCATGTGTCCTTTAACCGCAGCTTGCGATTCATCAAATGGAGAACTTAATCCCAATTGAAGACCTTCAATAGTTGGGTTAATTTCACTGGCTGGAATTCCAAGTTCTTGCGCTCTTGCGATTGCTTGAGCAGCAGCATTGGCATCTGCACCAGCCATACCGGGCAGAACATAGTCATTAACTGGAGTTAAATTTGGATCAATTGCACTCGCATCCACTCCACCTTGAGTGGGCGTTCCTGCTGCACGACCATAGCCACGACTTGATGCCTGTGGTTGACCATATCCACCACCAAAGTAGCCCGGCATTCTCCCCATCTGAGCCTCCTGCACCGCTACGGCACGCATGCTGGTGTTCTGCTTCAACAAGTCTTGCACACTAGCACCCAACGCACCACGAACCTGCACGGGGGTGTTCTCGTCCTTCATGGAGAAGATGAGGTTGTCGTAGTAGGGGGCTTGGTTTGGATCCATAATCTTCGCGGCTTCCGCGATCTTGATCCCAAGTTGTGCTGACTTTTTAGCCTCCCCCTGCTGCTTGAAGTAGTCGCCTACTTGGGATACCATTCCAGCCATCCCCTGCGCTCCAGCCATCGCAAGATCCTTATACGCAGCCACGGATGGCCCGTAGTCTGGCGATTGATATGGTGCTGTTTGTACTTGTCCTCCGTATAGTGCCATGATTTTGCTTTCTTAAACGATGTATGCTTTTTGTGGAGTGCCATACCCAATGTTTTGGTTATACATCTTGGCCCCGGAATTGTATAGCCCTGTATTTCCTGTTTGCCCCCCAATAGAAGACATACCCCCACCAAGCATACTTCCGTAGCTTCCTCCACCCATGTTCATTCCAGCACCCATCATGGAGCTTCCAATGCTACTCCACATTTGCGCCTTAGCTTGTTGTTGAGCAAGTCTGTTCTGGTAATTTGCTTGGTTGGCTTGGTTCTGCGCCCCGCCCATTTGCTGTGCAAACCCAAGTGGCATATTGTAATCAAATTGACCAGACGATTCGGGGCCTGAAGCGAGTCCAATTCCCAACGCTCCCATCCCAGCGGTGTAGGATTGTGGCGCGCTTCTAAGTGCCTGTAGTCCGGGGTTAGTGTAGAATTCTCCAGCTTGACTGTATGCACGCTGTCCAGCCTGTGCTGCTTCTGCGCGTTTTGCTGCCATCACATTCTCGCGCCCCATGACCTCTGCGGCAATAGCAGAGTTGCCACCAAGGCGACCAGACGCTTGTGCCGCTTCCCTAGCGGTCTGCTGGTACATCCGCTGCTCCTCTGGGGTCACGCCTTGGGCTGATGCCCTAGCTCTTTCTGCCTCTTGGGCAGATGCTTGTACAACTGCAGCCTGTTCTGGCGAGAGCGCAGCCATAAGACCGCGAGTCAACCCAGTCTGACCAGTTTGCTGGGCAAGTTCATCAGCGCGAAGGTCAGCAAGGGTTTGTCCCGTTTCCTCGCCAGCCATGCGGCTTAAATCGAATAGTCCCATTTGACCGTTAACACCTTGTAGGTATTGTTGCCCTTGTCCAAGGGATTGAGCCATGAATTGTGGCCCGAATTCATTTTGAAGACCGATAAAGCCCGGAACATTCGTCCGATAGTAATCCAAAAGCCCAGACGCTTGCTTGTTGGCAATGCCGCTTGCAAATATGTCAACTGGAGCAGGGGGTTTTGCACCCTTTCCTGCTTTTTTTGCGCCGTAGATTGAAGCCCCCGCCCCAACAACCGTTGAGCCAATTGCAATGGCGGCCATACTCATGGCATCACCCCGCTTTCAAGATTTAATGGATGTTCTTCAATTTTAATCATATCGTCAATTGCGTTAATTGTTACAGAACTAGATACATTCTTGCTCCATGCTGGAGCTATGTCTTCATTATCCAGCAAAGGATTGTGTAGTTTTTCTGAAACTGTTTTCACAATCTCGTCTGGATCTGTTATATTTTCTGGGTTTGGGTGAAATGTAGTCCATGTAGTGTCCCGCTTTACATGCAAAAACCTTTTGGTTCCGGGGTTGGTAATCCCCATGTAAGGGGCAATATAAGTAATTGGCCCATCTGGGGTGAGTACATCAACTTCGCCAGAGCTTATTACAAACGGATGCTTTGTGTTGTGAGTCACAGACATCACTAACGAGCCAGCAGGCATAAATATGGTTCTGGTGTACAAGCCCGGCGTGAAAACATGAGTTAAAGGCAGGTCAATCTTATCATCAGATTTGCACATCGCATATTCAATCTTATCCACCTCGCTACAGGTAGCGAGTACATCTGGGTCGATGTGTGAAAGATCAAGGTTCATAAAGTGCTATCGTTGATTCTAGTGGGGTCATGCGGAGCGGATAAGGCAGCCTGACATAAATGTTACATCTTGACCTGTATCGATATTTGTTGTTGATGCGGAATACGCATATAATTCGATATAGTCAGTTGTCCCATTGAGATAAATAATATCTGACGATTGTGATATGTAAGCACTTCCAACACCAGTCCCAGAGCTATTTCTAGCTCCATTTTTATACAACATGGCTTGTAAAAATGAAGTCCCTGCCGCGTTATAAACAGATCCATTTATTTGGTAGTAACCTGCTACGGTTGGAGTAAAACGACTGCTTGAGAAATTGTTGTTTGTATCAAAATCCTCAGTTGCCAAAGTTACTTTTGTAGATACAGCACCTGTAATTGGGGTTTGACTGCTTGCCCAAGCTCTAAACGCAGGCCCATTCCCAGCCACATTCGCGCCGAGTTTCGCTTGGGTTACATTGGAGTCAGCGATTTTTGCGGTAGTAACATTGGAATCCGTAATAGCAGCAGTAACAACCGAATTAGACGAAAGTTCATTAGATGTGATCCCACCAGCAGACACGGCAAGTTTGCCCGGAGACACAACCTGCAAGGTAGTTCCTTGGATTGCATCGCTGGTAAATGTCGTATCATCAATGATGTTATTCATCTTAGCACTGGTAATTGTGTCAGTGCTTGTAAATGTGTAGGTTGTATTTACAACGCCCATATTATTTTTGTGATAGAATTTGTCTGTTAGTGATGGAACCCGCCACTTGAATAGAGTGGATCTTAGGTGAACCGATAGTCCTTGTCAATGTGATAGTCCCAGTATAGCCCCGCTGACCACCAAGTCTGCATCGGATGCTTGCGGTTTCAGCCTCGTTCGGGCTGCTGGGTGATAAAATCTGCCCACCAAGGAATGTGGTGGTAGTTCCAATGCTCTCTGCAGAGTCTGGGTCTTCGGTGGCAAACGCAATGTCGTACTCGCCAGTCTCTCCAGACAAGTTCTGCATTTGCACTTGGGCATCAGTAAACCTCTTGCGCTCAAGGGTCTTGAAGTCGTAACCACGGCTAGTCACATACGAGTTGATCGTGGGAGTAACCACATCTGTGCTTTCATTCGTAACGCTCAAGCGGTCTACGGACGAGTCAGAAGCATCAATCTGGTGCAAGCCACCATTGGAACTAACGGCATACAGGTTATTGCGAACCCCAGCACTTGCCGTGATGAAGTTCTTGATCAAAAACCTAGAATCCCCATAGGTATCCAGCGATTCCCAGCCCTTGTTCAAGAAGTTGTAGATCAGAACTGCGTTATTTCCACGGGCATCGTTACCTCCAGCTACAGAATCCAACGGGACGGCGATGTAATAGCGGTTATTGAAGTAGACTGCTACCGATTCACCAGCAAGGTTCTTGTTAATCCGGTCAATATAAGGCTGGATGTTCTTGGAAAGCGGCTCCTCCGTACCGCGAAGGTTGTAATCGTTAAAGAAGGTAAGTCCGTAAATGCCCTCATCGGCCAAGAATAGCATGTTGTCAGCCTGCATGACCACCGTCTTGCGAGCCAAGCACCCAACCTCGCCAGTAAGCTCCTTGACCACGGTGTCAGACAGACTCCCTTGAGTCCTAGCTACAAGGTGGATGCTATTGCGGTTCAAGACCACCAAAGAATCGTCGTAAAACCCGTGCATCGCCACCACATAGTCGGCAGTACCACCAGTAATACGGAACTGATTCTCGATCTGGTCGAAGGTCGTAGTGTCCAGTAGGTCGGAGACCGCAATCTCGTCGGAAATTTTCCTGCTAGTGTAGACTGGTGCGCTAAAAGTGCCAGATTGGGAGTAGTAGAACGGAACGAACAACCTGCGCTGGAAGTAGGTAGCCCAAGGCGCACCCGGCTGGTGCATGAATCCACCGCCTTCTGTAAACCTGCCGCCAAACTCTACCTGCCCAGTGCTTCCGCTAGACGATATGTTGGCGACTGGCGCAAGGAACTGAATGTTTGTTGTACTCGCTGATGTTACTTGAAATTGTTTGCCAACAATCGAGGTGAACTCTGGGATGGTTGTCTCGTAAATTACGACTACATCACCAGCAAAAATCGTTAAGTTGCCAGTAATCGTCAAGGAAACCAAACCGCTCGATACTGTAACATGGGTTCCACTAGCATTAAATGTCTGTGGCTGGGTGTAAGCACCGCCGGGGGACAAGGTAAACCCATCAGTCATGGTGGCTACCGTGGTTACAAATGTGGTGCTAGTAGAAATCCCAGATGCCACAAAGGTAAATGAGTCTTGGTCGACGATTGTTGCCACCGTGAATGTTCCATTAGGAGGAGTGCCACTAGTAAGCCCAGCGATAACCACGGATGACCCAGCCGTAAGTCCGTGTTCACGAACCTTCATTGTCACTACGGTATTTGGACTGGCGGTTGCGTTGGATGACGCAGAAAGAATCGCCCTGCCATTGGGGTACCACTCCAATGCTTGTTGCCCATCCCGCATGATCATCACCTTGTCGAAGCACTGCAACATATCGCAGTTACTCCCAACGGTGGCCCCCACGGGATACGGGATAGTCGTTGCCGTGTAGGGTGTCGTGGAAAGGTCGATCTTC